AGTTTCATTAAAAAGGAACAAGACGCAGCGTGCTTGCCAAGCAATTTCTTGGATCGTGTCTACAGCATCTCGTCTTTCAAGCAGAGCAAAGTTAGAGGGATAGTTCGCAATAGAACTAGTAACAGCGCTCAATGATGCTCCGTCCGAAGTAAAGTTTGTATAGTTTGTAACAAGGTAATTTATGATTTCCGCAGTGTTAGGTCCTACCGTAGAGGTAAGAGAAACATAGATTTGCTCCTCCCACTGCTCATCTACATATTGTCCTAAGGGTTTCTTAAATCGGATCGTTGTTGCTGTCTGCCCCGCAATGACTTCAGCCAGATCGAAATCGAAGTATCTTGAAGGAACTGGTTGAAGTTTCCTAACACCGTCTATAGTCCGATAGGCAAAGACACCTTGAATAATAGTTGACTCGATAAGATTTGCAATATACAGATCTTTGTAGTCTGTGTCGAGATAGACATCATCGCCAACATTGATTGTGTATGATGTTGAACGTATATTACTGATACCGGTGGCGTAGTCAGGGCCAATTGCTCTGAGTGCAGAAGTCCATTGGTTTCTAAAGATTACGCCAACTTCGGAGATAACCCCACCCAACCCGACTGGGTCATAGATATCGCGTTCGATACCTGGAATTAAAACTAAGGTTCCAGATTTCTTATACACGATAGGAGAGATAAAACAATGTGTGCCTTGTTGGCTTTCAACGTAAACGACTCCTCTTCCAGCGAAATAACAATACATACCACGAACGTCGATGGTAGCATCAGCAAGCCAGAACTCATTTGTATTAGAATTCTCCCTCCCGCCTAGCGCAACACTTGTAGCCGTTGGGAGGCTCGGATCTGTAATTGTAAAAGTCTGACCTGCAAAGGAACCACCAAACTTCGCACCGTTGATGATAACCTTGACCGGCACTCCCTGTGGGAAATCTTCACCACCTTCGATCTCTAAGGTTGACAAGTCAATCTGCGTAAGTGAAGATTCAAGTGTTTCTTTTTGCCCAGTGAAAATTGTTATGTTTGAGTTCGCAGTTGCAAGCTGTGGCTCAAGATTTAGTTTTTGTGTTTCTAAATCTGTAAGACCATTGTTATCTGCCCCAAAGTTGATTAGTTCAATCTCAGCTTGCAACGTAGCGACAACTGTTAGATCCGGCTGTGGCTTGTTAAGCTCAACAGCCAAAGCTGTTTCAGCAGTATCTAGCGATGTTTGGAGTGTTAGGATCTGCACATTTAAGACGGCTATTTGAGCTGCGAATGAAACCTGGTTCCGTTCGTTAAGTCTGAGATTTTGACATGCAGTTATGTATGCTAATAGATCGCCTTCGCGGCTAGGGCTAGTGAAGACTAGCCCACTTAGTGCAGTATTCAGTGCAATAGTCGCACCTGTCAGGTTCTCAATGACGACTTCATAATTAGCGTCAGAAAGTCCAGCATTTACATCCGCGAAACTTTTATCGATGTCTGCATCCGTCTGAGTCTGTGCCGCAGAGCAGAGACTGTTAAGGTCTGCTTGGGTAATCAGAGAGTAGCGAGTTAAACTAGTTCCACGCACCCTCTCAGTGAGCTTTAGTGCCGGAACTTTTAGTGGACTACCGAAACAAAGTGGCCAGGCTTTACCAATCGCTGGATCTGCAATGAAATCAAACTCACCAGTTTCCGCTGAGAAGCCAATTTCTTTTGACTCAATACGCCCCACTACTTCGAATGAAACTGTCCTCTTACTCTCATTCCAAATAATATCAGAAGCTAGCTCACCGGTGAAGAGTATTGACGCAGCCCCAAGATTATCATAAGTCTGACTTACCTTGCAAAGAGATTTCTGAACATCGTTAGTCTCCATAATCTTTCGGATGCTACCATCAGAATCATCTAAAGTTATTGAGATACTGCCAGCCCCACCGGTGGATGTTAACTTGACAGTGTCTTCTAGGCCGGACGCTGAGAGGATTTTACCTTTACCTAGTGCATGATCTTTGTCAGTGTAAGTTTTAACTGGACCTGTAAAGCCCCAAGTAATTTCAAGAACGAGCAACGGCTCTGTGCCTAGTGGCTTAATCAGCTCGCTTGAGATAGTTGCTAAGTCTTTACTCATACTTTCTCACCTACAAAGTTCAATGTAATTGTCCCAGCTTCACGCCGAACAATACCATCACTCGATCTGCCATCTACTTGAAAAGGCACATCACCTTCTTGGAAGTTCCCTTTATATTTATCACCATCCCAATCGGTAAGGGTAATGTCAGCAGCGATGTTAGCTTTGAGAAATGCTTGAAGATCAAACATCCTACGACGGTCGACATTGCTAATGGTTAGGGTAAAGACGATTCGGTCACTAGATTGTTTGTGTGTATACCTTGTGCCATCCATTGCCCGCATCGAATTAACGGTAACGTCTCTTGACTCAGGTTCCCCAAGATCTGCTGAGGGTAGCTCGATGAAGCCTCCAGTCCCTGAAAGAGTAATCATACCAATGTTGCCGCCAAGTTGAATTCAGCGAGGTAATTGTCACAGTCTGATTGTTCTTTGATGGTAACATCTTCTGGGTTCTCGATGATACCTTCCCAGGATCGTCCATCTTGATCAATATAGGTGACGAGCTGTCCGAGGCTGTCTTTCACAAAAGCTAGAATCTCAAGACGCTTAGTCTCATTAACCACTGCGACGGTAAAATTGATGTTTGTCTCTTCCGGCCAGATACTAGCTTTGAAGCTATGTAACGTGCCACCGCGCGAACGATTTAGGACACGTGTAACATCTAGACTTTCTGAGTTTCCAAATTCTGGGTTTTTCAGAACAAGTGTTGCTGCGCCACTCGCTGCAAGACTAATGGTGCTTGGTGTTGGTAGGGGAATAGCGTCACAAAGCGTTGAGACTTTGGCATCTACCAACTGGCCAAAGAGGATGCTAGCTGCAAGGGAACGGTTTGCAACAATGTTCGGTGCTACTGTGTTATTAAAGATTACCGCATTAGAGGCTAGCTTATTCGTTGTGGCAGTAGCAGTATTGGTAAAAGCAACAAGTGTATTTGGATCACCTGCTTTAGCGATCTCAACACCGAAGAGCAGACTATTACCGACAGAGACTTCAATAGTTGTTCGGGCTGTATGCTCTAGTGGGATGCTGTTACCAATGGAAGGGTTGTAGACCATCTGCCGTGCGAGTGTGTTATCGAACAGCACACTGTGCTCAACAACCTCAACTTTAATATTGTTACGAGCACCGTCAAAGAACTGTAGGCTGTTCCCAAGGGATGCACTGCGGATAGATGTTCTCAATCCAACGATGTGGTCGAAGAGTATTTCGTTTGTTGGGAAGTCGCGTTTCTGGTTGTCGATAGTGCCACCGAAGGCTACTATATTTGCTGGGGCTGCGATAGGAAAGTTATCATCATTAGACACTGCTGTGCCAAAGGAGGAGGCAACGGACACTTCAATAACTTTGACACCAGTAGGCGTGAAGGTAACAGAGTGTCCGACATTCTCAACTTTGATATTTGATGTAGGTGTGCTATCGAAAGCAACAGAGTTACCCAAGTTTGCAAAGATGGCAACATCGGCTCCAGTATTAGCGAACGCAACCGAGTTACCAATCGATGCTGGCTTAATATTGGACGTAGCAGTGTTTCCAAATGCTACAGAGTTAGATCCCGTGCCTACGGTTTGCTGGAGTCTGGCAGCGTAGTCCTTAGTTTCAACACCGCGTGGAGTATTGTCTAGACTTCCAAGACTGGACTTGATAGTTGTTGTAAATACACCAGAGATTTTGTAAAGCTTATTCGATGAATCACCAGACCAAAGTGTATCTACACCATTATAACCAATATCTCGTGTCGAGGAGTCAATGCCGCTGAGGCCGATACTGGTCTTGACTGTAGAAGAGAAACGACCGCTCTGATAAAAAGCCTTGTCGCCGGTTCCACCCATCCAAAGGACATTGAACCTATCCCAAGAAACACCTTGTGGGCTGGAATCTGTTCCGGCAATGCTAAGACTAGTCTTGATAGTTGAAGTAAAGTTGCTGCTGTAGTGGTAGAGCTTATCAGAGCCACTATCAATAACGATAACATCTAGGTTCTCGTCAGGACAGGCGGTCTTACCCGAAGAACTGGGCCAACCAAGGGACGAACGTATTGTCGAGGTGAAGAACCCTGACATCCTATAGAACTTAGAGTTTGTATTTCCAGTCCAGTAGGGGTCATCGCTATCGGCCGACATGCCTTGCGTGCTACCATCAATCGCAGTAGTTACAAAACTCGTCTTAATGGTGGACGTATAGTCACCACTGATGTGATAGAGCTTGTCATTAGTCGAGCCAGCAGCTAAGGAATCAGGCATCCTTCATCTCCGCAAAAGCACTAATGATCTCAGTGAGTTCAATTTCTTTAAAATGTAGGCATGGGTAGTCTAGGTGCGTCCAGATGCTAAAGCCTTGTTCTTTTGCTCTACGGCAAAAGCTAAAGTCCCCACCAGTTTCGACGATACCGTCTTCATTCCATGTTCGCATAAAAGGAGCCTTCATAGCTTCAAGCACACGACGCGCAATGATCATACATCCCGATCCAGCAGCATCCACTTCATAGAGACCAACACCTTTGAACTTCTCACTGGACGCGAGAGGTATATAACCATCTTCTTTAGCCACCATGACATTGAAGTAGAAAGGTGCCTTACTTTCGCCATCGTTATGCCAGACTGGAGTAGGCATTGCCATGACGTCTTTATCAAGAAAGATTAAGTCAATGATGTTCTTAGTAGGTGGGTTATCATCGTCCATAGTGATAAGGTAATCATAGTCACCTGCTAGGAAATCCTTCTGAATAAGATGCAGGTTATGGACATATGGACGATGCGTCGTAATCATTGGTGTGATGTCGACACGAGGATCCCGCAGGAGCCGGAGGAGTGCAAAGACTACATGCTTATGCACCCATCCGGTTCCTGTTGGAACAGACAGTAAGACCTTCGGCTTGGTCAGGGCTTCGCCTCTGTATCACGAATCTTAACTACACGAGTCTTCTTATACCCAGCCCAAGTCTTTTTGATATTCTTACGAATACCTCGGTTCTCTTGGCAACTAGGGTCAAGACATTTACGTCGCTCCTCTAGCAACTCACGACTAGGTGGCACTGTCGGTGCTGTTCCGTGCTCCTCTAAAGCTATCCTGGCTTGGATAGCAATAAGGACATCAGCATCAAGAAACTCAGTGTCCTCATGCTCATGTGCACGTTGATCATAAAACTTCTCAAAGACTTCTTCCGAAACTATCTTGACAGTGTCAGGGAACATCTTTGCTGCTGCCTCTGCAAACTCTGCAGGAACACAAGTCATACCAAACTGGCAACACGGGTCAGGGTTGACAGTGTCCGACACATGGAAGCCGGACTTCTTATCGAAGTGCCAGCCTAGACCATGTGCGTCGAAGAAGTTTGACCAGTTCATTCCGTTACGTAAGTCAGACGGAATGTCGTTGAACCTTGGATAAAGATTGTTCCCTTCATTATCGAGAAGAATCTTAATCTTGATGGGAACAAGGGTCATACTAGGTCGCCGTTACGGTGTAGGTGATCTTGAGTTGATCGGTGTTGACAACTGGGATCGTCGAAGCAAACGAAGCTGTTGCCCAAAGCGTTCCAGTGGTGCCGGACTTCGTGCTAATGCTGTTGAGGAATACACCGTTCAGTGTACCAGAGCCAGTGATGTTGAACGTCGCTGGGGTCGAGTTTGAGATTGCTTGACCTGACGCCGCATCTTCAGCCCAGTCAACACGTGTAGCTTCGGAGTAGGTTGTGAACTCATTCCAGCCAGCATGTGAAGCCATAGTATCTGCTGCTGCTAGAGCAGTGAATCCACTATTATCAATGATGCCGATGAACCAAGGGTTCACTGGGGTACCAGCATTGAACTGAGTATTAAGGACATGATCCTTACCAACGTTGGTAACACCGTTGGGCATCTTGTAGATACCTTTGATGTTCCCATCCTTATCTAGATGCTCAACAGTGAAAAAGCCTTTTGGCTTGAAATCACTACCGGGATCGGCACGCCCCTTTTGACGGACGACAGAGGCACTAACTTGTTGCCCCATCTCGAACTCATTCTTACTACTCATTACTTACTCCTGATTCTGATTGTTCCGTCACGAAGCCCGCGATTGAGCACCTGACTAAGTTTTTGCCCAGTTAGTTCTGGGGTTTTTGACTCGTTGACTACTACGCTGATACCGCCGACGTTGATAGTATCCGACCCTACAGAGTCTTGCGGTCGCAATCTACCACTTGGATCGAACCTTGTATTCGCAATAGTTCCAGCTTGAGCGCGCGCGGCAAGTCCAAGTTCGTCACGAGGAATCTGTCCGAACGTAGCAGTTGGCTTTGTAATATCTCCAGGCTTCGCTGCATCCTCTGCTGCGATGATGGCATCAAATGCTCTCTGCTCAGCGTCGAGCGCAGCCTGCGCCAGTGGAACCCTTGCCTCCACGATCCTGGCAAGTTCCTCCCCGTTGGCGGCACTCTTCTGGACAGTAGCGACCCAGTGGTTCTGGGCTGCGTTGTTTTCCTCCCAGAGAAGCGTTGCTCCTTCTGCCGAGCGAAGAACCGTGTTCTGGGCATCAGCGTTCCGACCAGTAATTCTGTTCAGTTCCGCGAGAGCTTCGTCCTGGCCTCCACCGAAGCCAGATGCAAGAGCACCAACCGCATCGTTAGTCCCTGCTCCTGCTAATCCGACGCCTCGGGTTCCAACACCCACGCCCTCTACTGGCGGAGTTTTCGTTCCATCTGCTGCTGCCTTGGTAGCTGCCTCCTTAGCCTTCTGAGCATCGACAAGGGCTTTAGTGTTTGCAGCAGTTTGCTCACCAGCCGTAAGCTGCTTTTGCTGCGTCGGCCCCTCGCCACCTTGCTTGGTTTGACCGGGCCGCAGGCCACCTTTGAACGTGCCAGGACGAGGACCACTACCACCACGAGTGAAAAGTCCCTTAGCGTTGACGCCGGTCTTACCAGTCTGGCGGATGGCAGCATCTCTTTTGCGATTAGCTTCGTCCGCCTTGCGAGCCTTCTCGTTTTCCTTTGCTGCCTTCGCAGCCTGCACGGCAATGCGAGCCTGTTGCACAGCAATTGGGAGGGCACCTTGACCGAGGCGAATGGTGCTATCGAACTTCTTCGCTTTGAACTTTGGACGTTCCGGTGTTCTTGGTCCTACGGCTGCTGGCTTAAGAGCGGCTGCTCGGCGTTTCTCGATACCGGCTTGCAGTTCTGCAATTTGCTTCTTGAGGTTTGCGTCTCGCTCTTTCCGCGCAGCCTCCTCAGTTGCCCGAGCGGCTTCCGCCGCTTTCTCGGCTTTCTTAACTGCGGCAGAAGTGCCTTCTTCGGCACCCTTCTTCGTGCCTTCTGCTGTTGCGTCTGCGACGTTCTTCGCAACCGCTTTCTTAGCAGCCTTGGAGCCCTTGTCCATGCTGTCTGCGATGGCAGCATCCGTGTCCTTGAGGTCTTTCTTAAACTGATCCGCAACACCCTTCTGGGTGGAGCTTGGTTGTGCGGCCTGTGCGGTCGCCAGAACACTTGCCTCTGGCGCAGTTGCTGGGCCCTTGGTGGCTCGCGCCTTACCACTGACAAGCTCGTTGAACTCTTCGAGGAAGCCGGTTGACGATTTAAGAGCGAGGGTGTGCTCGTTCCGTAGTCTCGTCTCCTTACTAATTGCTTGTGCGTTCTTGGACTCGTTCTGCTTTGTAAGGTCAGCGATGCCGTCGACGAGCTTTTGAGACTCCGACTGGCTTACACCTAGTGCGGCTGTGGCTGCTGCCGCACTCTGGATATCTTTGACGAAGACGAGGGTCGCCTCTGTAAGGTCAGAGGCTCGTTTCTTTCCGGCTGGGTCGAAACCTGTATTCTTATCCTGGCTAAGTCCGACAGTCCGTAGGCTTTCAAAGCGAGAAACATCGAGTTGACCCGTGATTGATTTGACAAGTGAGTCAATCCGATCCTGACGCTCTTGTGTAAAGTCCTTAGTCTGTTCCAAGATTGCTTGCTCAAGAACATTCGCCAGGCCCTTGACACTTTGGAAGATGGCGTCATCGTTTGCAACCTCATCCTCACCGCCACCAGAGGTGAAAGTGCCAAACCCAGCACGCCGGGCGTCTTGACCTTGCGTTTCAATGGACGTGAAACCTGAGATTGCCCGTTGAACAATCTCAAGATTCCCAAGTTCTTTTTTAGTAACCTGTTCAGTGGCTTTGAGGCGCACAGCCAGAAGCTCACTGAGTTCGGCAAGGCGCCTATCTTTAGCCTTCTGCTCTAGAATATCAATCTGAGATTGGGCTTGTTCGCGAAGAGCAGTCTCCTCTTCGATAAAGGACGCATCGAGCTGGTTCCCGCCAGTGAGTTGGCGACTAAGTGTAATGAGCTTAGCGAAATTCCTCTGCTGCTCCTCAACAGCCTTGTTGATCTCCTCGGCAGTCTTGCCTTCAGTAACACGTTCGACGTTGAAAGCCTCTGCTGTTTTCTTGGCAAGAGCAAATTGCAGCTGAAGGGCTTTGATTGCTTGCTGCTCGATGCGAGCATCCTCAGCACGCTTCTTATTGATGTCAGCAATCTTGATAGCTTGTTCAGCTTGCTTGGCTGCTTCAACTACCGATTCAGCACGAATCCGACGCTCAGTCGCTGCAAGTGCATTGAGTCGTTCTTGTTCACGCTTGAGGGCACTTAGGGCGTCGATAGCTTTCTTGAAAGACGCAGCATCTGTTGCCTTTGCAGCTTGCTCTCGCAGCTTCTGGATTGCACGCTCGCCCTTAAGTTGCTGGGACGTCCCGTCATTAAGGATCTTTTGCTGACGTTGAAGATTCGCGATGCGGTCATCCGCTGCCTTACGCTCTTCGCGCGTCGTAGCTTGTCGACGATCAGCCTGAGCTTCCTGTAGCTCCTGATCAATCTTGCTCTGTGCTTTGGCGAACTTAATCTCAGCAGTGATGCGTTGCTTGACGAGAGTGTTGAGACGTTTTCGCTGGGTCTCGAATCTCTTAAGGTCACCGGCTGCAGTTGCCTCCGCAACGTCTCCACGAGCCTCCGTAATCTCAGTCTTGATAAGCTTGATCGCCGTGCCGAAACCTGCGATGCCGACATCGATATCGAACTGAGCCTTGTCCTCCTTCTGGAGAATTCCTTCGACGGCTTCCGCAGCTTTGATCGCAGTTTTCTCGAAGTCCTTAAGTTCTTTTGTTGTTGCGGAAAGCTGCGTGGAGACACTCTTGTTGAAGACCTTGAGGATCTCACTGGTAGCTTCTGCGGTAGCCTCCGCTTGCTTTGCAAGAACATCCTGTTGTTTGTTAAGCTCGCTAACAATACCTTGGTTCCGAGTGAGAATGGCTTTGAAGCGTTTATCCAGTTCTTCAATGAAGCCCTTGGTGTTTTCACCCTGGGCATTTTTGAAAGCTTCCTGGGTCTTCTTATTGGCCTCAAGAATCCGGATGTTGTTATCCTCGGAAGCCTTGAGCTTTGCCTTCTCGCCGTCAGTATGTAGTTTAACTGCACCGAGAACTGCAGCACCTGCGATCAGAGCAAGTCCGATTGGAGAAGCGAGCAGAGCAGCATTAGCAAGCAGCGTCGAAGCAGCAACTCTTTCCTGTGCGAGTGCAAATGCGAACGAAGCTGTCTGTAGGCGCGTGAGGCCGACGAACAGAGCCTCCATTGCAATGAGGCGCTTCGCTGCAAAGGTAACTGCCAGAGCGGCACCGATGAGTCGGATATTCTCTGCGACAAAGACGGCGACCTCAGCAAAGGCGAACATCACCTTGCCGAGAACCTTCATCACTTCAACAGTCTCGCGGAGGATCTTCTCGACCCCACCGGCTTCCTCAACAAACTTAGCAACCGCTACAAGGGCGGGACCACCTAGCTCCTTCTCAAACAGGTTCTGAGCCTGCTCGCGCATGCGCTCGAATTGCTTGCCAGTGCTCCTGAGAATCTTCTGGGTATCTTCACCGAAGGATTCGATGCTGGCATCTTTGATCTGCCTAATCGAGTCAGCCGCAGCTTCTGCATTCTTACCAGTAAGACCAAGAGCACCAACGATAGCGCGGATACGCCCGAAGCCCTCGGCGGTTCCTTCAACAGTATCGCCTAGCTCTTCAATGAAAGCGGTAAGACCTGGAATGAATCCACGGGCCTGAATAAGCGCCTGGCCCGTATCAGCACCCAAAGCCCGGAGAGCTTCGGAGCCAGCCTTCGTCGGCTTAATGAGCTTGAGGATGACATTACGAATGCCAGTGATGGCCTCATCCGCCTTGAAGCCTTGACGCGTAAGACCATCAATCGAACCCAAGACCTGATCGAGGTTAAGACCAAGAGCCTTAGCGGGCACGGCCACGCGGCCCATGATGTTCGCAATGTCTTCAATACGCAGAGCACCAAGTTCAACAGCCTTGAACAGCTTGGCAGCTACGACCTCGGCCTCCTCAGCCGGGATCTTGAAGGCGTTCATCGCCGAGGTCAGCAGGTTAGTAGCTGTCGCTGTATCCGTAACACCAGTCACGGCGAGCTTGTTAGCGACCTCTAGGAACTTGAGAGCTTCGGCACCCTGGATGGACTCGCCAGCCATGTTCTTGATTTGACGCGACAGAATCTGATAGGCACCCTCAGCCTGTGAGAGAGTGTCAATACCGAATGCGTTACTGAGGGCTCGAAGATCAACAGCCCAAGACTCTGTGGAGCGAGCAGCTTGCGTTGAGATAGTCTCGATCTCAGCGATCTTAATTGTGAGTTCACCGGCTGCTTTGGCAGCGTCAGTGAAAGCTTGCACCAAGCGGAAGGCTCCACCAATGAGGAGGCTGATCCCGATAAGGTTTCCGAGGCTCTTGAAGGAAGTAAGGAGTCCCTTACTGGCCGCATTGGCTTGGTTGGCTCCAAGAGCAACCTGCTTCTCAGCCGCCACCAGCTTGAGTGCAGCTTGCTCCGCCTGAGTGAGATTCCCGGTGAACTTGAGTGTGCCAGCCCGTGCCTGGCCGATGGCAGCATCCACCTGCTTAAAGGCTGTTACGCTTGTCGCGGCAAACTTCTTAGCCGCTTTCTCTGCTTGGAGGAAGGTGTTAATTTCTTGCTTGCCAGCAGTGCCTGTTGTGAGGCGCTGTGCAACGACAGGCGTGCGAGTTGCGAGCGTTGCGGCCCGCTCTTCATTGATAGCCTTAAGGCGTGCAGCTTTCTCAAGCTGAATATCCTTGAAAAGTTTGACCTTCAGTGCCTCAGCAAACTTAACGCGTGCAGCGAACTCCCTCTGCGCTGCCTCAAGTGCCTCTGCTTCTAGCTTCTTAGTTCTCGCACGCTCGTCAGCAGCCTCCTTCTCACGATCAGCACGACGTTTAGCAAGACGCTCTTTGCGACTTTTAATCTGTGCCGCAGCGATCCTCTTGAACTCAGCAATCTCAAGATCAGCAGTCTTCTTATTGTCAGCCCGAACCTTTACAGCATCCTTGAATTCTTGAGCAGCAATTTCACGGAGGGCCTTAAGCTTGATGACCTTGAGGCTTTGGGCATCGGTGCCCTCTTGGGCAGCCTGCCCGCGTGCGGTTGGGGCCGCGTCAGCAAACAGGCGCGCGGCAGCTTGGTTCTCGACAAGGATCAATGCCTGGGCAAAGAGCCCAACTTGCTTCTCGGCCTCCGCCGTCGACTTAACCATCTGCTGGGCTTGCATCGCTTGAGCGCGAGCAGTCTTCAAGTTAATCTGGAACGACTTCTCGAAAGGACTAAGGAGCTTGTTCGTCTCAGCGAGGATTAGCTCCGCATCTTTGATGCGTTTAGCTGCTAGCCTCTCCGCAGCTGTTAATTGCTCTGCGGCAGTCTTCTGATTGTCGGCCCTTGCCTTTTGGGCGTTCTTAAACTCTTGAGCGGCAACCTCTTGGAGAGCCTTAAGTCTGATGGCTTTCAGATTCTGAGGATCAGTGCCCTCCTGTGCGGTCTTTCCCTGTTCAGTAATTTCGGTTTGAAGTTGACCACTTACAACAGTTTTCTTGGCCTCGTTAAGAAGAGCAATGGCAGCGGCTTCTGCCGCTACTGCCTCAGCGTTCGCAATGTGGGCGAGGGCCTCAAACTCTTCCGCATCCACGAGCAAAGCGGCAGCCTTAGCTGTCTTACGAGTAGAAGCGTCAAGAGAAACCTGTTCTTTCTTCTGGCTTCTTTGGGCCGCAGCAGTTACAAGATGCTTTGCAGCCTGGGCCTCTAGAGAGGCCGCTTTCTTGAACGCTGACGCAGAAGCCTTTTCAAGACTTGCTGCCTCTTTCTGGAGGCCACCAACATTTAAGGCAGTAGCCTCTCCGAGCAACCTTGTAGCAGTCGCCGCTGCTTCAGAGGTTGTCGCGAATTCTTTAATATCAGCAACAGCAGCCTTGGTGACGACTGAGGTCTGCTTGATGTCATCCTCGAGCTTTCTCCAAGTCGTGGCCATCTTGTTGCCAGCACCATCAACCCGAGTCAAGGTTCGGATGAGGGCATCACCACTCTGGTTTAGAGTAGCTTGGTCTTTGATGATTCGCGCAGTTGCTTCATCAAATTTCGCAAACGCAGCGACAGCCTGGTCGATGGCAGTAACTAGGCTAGAGGCATCAGCATTTAATTGAATCGGTGGGTCAGCCATTAGTCATCACCTTCGAAGAAGACGGTCTTACCTCTAAGGTAACCGTCAATAATGAAGCGGGCTTTTTCCACAAACTCACGTTCAACGATTCGCTCGAAAGCCTCAAGCCCTTCGGTCAAGGCTTCGACCTCCGGATCATTGAAAGCCATTTGCCACGAGACAGTTTGAAAGTTGAACTTGAAAACAAACTGCGAGGAACTAGCAGCTGGGACAACAAAAGTAAAGGCTCTTTTACCAAGGTCTTTACCCTCGCCAATATCCTGAATGCCCGGCCGACGACGGCCACTAGGAAACTCAGGAACTCCCTTGCGCTGACCGGTAGGGACATCAGTGAGTGCAACATCCACAAGAGTAACAGCGTCGTTACGTCTTAGAGCTTTCGCGAGAGCGTAGAAGGTAGCGGCTGACATTCCAGTATCAACCGCCACCTTCTTCAACGCCACCCGAATGAACTCTTGTGCTCCGTCTTTCCAGACTTTAGTGAGAGTCCGACGTAGTGCCCTGGTCACATTAGCAGATCCCGTTTCCATGCCCTTGAGCCTGTTACGAAGTGCTTTGATCCCAACGATGTCCACATCGATACCCACTAGAGACTACTTCCTGACTGCTCCGAGCATTTTGTAAAGCTCCATACGTTCCTCGCCTCGCTCATGAGAGCGAAGTTGATCGTATGCAATGAGCTGTGCTTGAAGCCACGGAACATTATCTTCCCATCCTTCCTTAACCCCTGGGGGTTTTAGGCCCCAGCGTTCGCAGGCACGCCAGATGGAGTAGGCTGCTGTGCGATACTTGGGGTAGACCCGTTGGCGGGATCCTGCGCCTGACCAGCTAAAAAACGTTTTGTAGCTTCGTCGATTTTCGTCTGGTTCAGGCCACAGGCATCCGTCACGCACATCTCGACCCGAGCGATCTCTCCAGGAGAGAACCCACAGCTCTGCATCTCCGTCTTATACAGCTCCCATGTTTCAGGCTTGCTCATCTTCACTGTCTCCCACTCAAGACCTTCAGTGGCCTCAAGAGATTTCAACAGCATCCAATAGAACTTTCGAGTAGCCCACACGTCAACCGCTGCTACGTAGTTTGGATCTTCGACATTCTCTTGAACCGCCCCGCCCCTAAGAAGTTTCTTGGGAGCTTGAGGCATCGGGTTGAGTTTGTCACAATCCGCATAGTCCAAGACTGCAGCAGCCTTGAACACAATGTCCCCGCTTTGTCGTGGAATAACCACAACCTCGATATTAGGGCCGTCGAGCTTCTTACCTTTGATCTTCACAATATTCCTCTTTGGTTAACAGAGATGCCTAGCTACTGCTAGGGCTGGAGCGACCTCACGATGGAAGCCGTCTTGGAGTTACATTTGCCGGAAACTGCGATGGTTCCAGCCGACAGGTCGTGGTCCAACGACTCATACCGGAAGTCCGGTAGAGTGATGAACTCCTGCTCCTGAGTTGGTGCACCAGCACCACAAACCGGAACATTTTCAAGAACGATATCAACCGCGAAGGGGCGACACGTATCAGGATCACTTGAGATCCAAGTTGACGCGTTATTGATATTCTTCAGAACGTCCTCGACCGTAGGCGGAACACCCGCCGAGTCCTGGTTGCCGGTGATGAACTCCCAGAGGAGGTCAAAGCTGACATCCATGGGGACTTCATCGCCCTCACGGACCTCATCAATACGGCCACGGTCGAGGGTATACTCGACTGTGCGGGTCTCACTGTAAGTGAGGTTTCCTTCACCGATCTTGATGAGAATAAAATTGGCCGTTGGCGTCGTGCCATCCTGGAGTTTCAGTTCGACCCGCTTGAGGTCGATCTGAGCAAAAACTGGAACCCGAATGGGTGCCATCAAAACATTGAACTGCATGAGTGTTCCTCTCCTTTAAGAGGTTAGATTTAGAACCATCTTGTAGTGACCTTCAACAGATGCTTGCATCAGCTTGGTCTTGGCGTCGATCTGTCCGAAGTGGTTGATCTCCACATAGTCACGCGTTGCAGCGTTCTGTAGAAGTTGTAGACAACCAACAAAGGATTGATCATCCTCTATACCATTTCCGAGTTTGAATACGGTGATGGATGGCTCAAAGGCCACCGCTGCAATACCCACCATTTGGTGGATCCTGTGATAGTTCGTGTCATTCATAGTGGATTGGATAAGTATATTGAACTCAATGTTTAATATCCAACAGTCCTTGCTAACCTCTCGCAAGTTAGGGCCATCCATGCGTAGCTCAAAGAGATCTTTCTCCGTGCGCGTAGCTCGATGTTGACCTTCAATAAACAGCGGAATACCCGCTGCTGTTGCAGCTACAAGAAAGTGTTTACTTGCAGTTGCAAAAATCCATCTAGGCCAATTTGGATTTGAACTCATATTATCCAACAGTCTCGCTGCTATCTATTCCCGCGACAGTAAGAAGAAAACCCTTCTTCTGTTCAAGAGCGGTAATAGTTTTGATCTCGTAGCGTTGGTCGTCAAACTCGATGTGATCATCGTTAGTGAAGACAAAACCTTTCGGTAAGTCTTTAGCGTCGAACAGCAACGTTCGTGCCTTACGGTCGAAAAGACCGCCGCCTACAAAGTTGTTGTTAGCCGCAATAAAAGTAAGGTCATAGATGAAGCTTCGGTCAATACGGTCTGGCAGAACAGGTGCTCTCCGGACGTTGAAGACATTATAGTTCCGTGAAATTTCTCCCGTTTCAACATTATTCGTTTGACTTGCATACTGATAGATTGTTACCGCGAGGCCAAACTGCCGCTTCAATCTGTATAGGATAACAGTAATCTGTCTTAATACATTTTGAGCAGCCATTTGGACTCCTTAAGAGAAGGCTCGCCAGGGGATGTTGCCATCCCCCAGCTCACCCTTCACCGTTAGCCGAGCATCACCGTTCCGAGGTTGATGTCGAGAACCTTCACGCCACACAGCAGGTCGCAGGTCACCAGATGACCCTGCAGATTGCCGTCATACGTCATGACGACGCGCATGGACAGTCCATTGAAAGACGCCACGAACGACAGGGCACCAGTCCCGGAGGCCGGAGCCGCCAAAGGACGAGTGACCAGCGCCATTGCTTGGCGGTGGAACCCGAAGTTGTAGTTACCAGCAGGGCCAGGAGCCACGAAAGCGTCGTCGGCAGCCGCAGCCTCCAACGGACGGCCGAGCAGCAGCTCAATCGTCGAGGGAGTGCTGAGGGCACCGTAGACGGGATCCGTGCCAGCGACACCGATGCTGATCAATTGACCAGTGTTCGGAGCGATAGCGAAACCGTCAATGACCATTTCCTTAGCGTAACCAAGAGCATAGCCAGCAGCAAAGTCAATCTGACCAGGCGTGTAAACACGCACGACCGCATCGTCAACTACATCCCGCGCAAGCGCTGGAGTAATCGTGATCGACGTTGGAGTAGCACCACCAACAGTCGCAGTGATCCGATGCGGAATGTCATCACCCGCAATAGTGCACCACGAACCATTCTGGATCGCCGCAGCGAAGACGTCCACGACCAGAACAGTATCACCCTTCGCATAACCAGCCGCCAGATTGATGGCGCCATCCACGAACGTGTTATCGTTCGTGCCACCGGGGACACTCGGAGTATTCTGGCTCATCCAGTGAAGGATGCCATACTTCTTACCAAGCGAACCCTCACGCAGAGCGCTACCCTCGTCGCCCACCTTATCGGCGGTGATCCAGGAATCGATGGCCAGCAGATCGGCTTCGGTGTCGGGAGTAATGACGAGATTACGACCCTCCATCGGAACCTTGAGCTGGTTCATCTTGTTGCGGACCGCGATGACCGACTCCTTGGTAGGAGTGACGCCTAGCTGACCAACCGCGTTCGGAAGGAACTGATACGCCTGAGCCAAGACGACCTCGTCGACCATCTGCGCCAGCGAGAGCATGGCCGGAGCGAGCAGGTTGTCCCGCAAGCTCTGGAAACCACGCGATTCCTCACCGTCCTTCACGAGGAACGAGGTGTGGAGGTGCTGGTTCAGGGGAACGGCGACGTTGGGAGTCACCGCATCCTGGACTGTGACGCTGTCAGCATCCGTCTTACGCTTACCAACGAAGTTGGCGGGCAGACGAGTGTTGACGATATCGCCGAAGTTGGCGATCTGGTTCTCGAAATCCCGGTGGACGAGGTTACCCGCCACCATGTTGTTCTCCAGAAGCATGAGACCCTCTTGGGCCCAAACCTCAGGAGTAAATGCGTCTTCGAGATCGTTCGCGAAGACCGGCACCCGGATGGGCGCCATCAAACCGTTAAACTGCATTGTATTCTCCATTTAGAAATTGACTTCGCCGGCCTTGCGTGCCTTCCGATAGGCCGCAGGGTCTTTGGCAAGGTTTTTGAGATCCTGCTTCTTGCCCCCGGGTTGGGAGCGCAAACCAGCACCACCAGATCCCTCACCCCGAAAGAGGTTCAGGTATTCATCTTCATCCTTCATCCTCTTGACCGCATCCTCCGGGGATAGGTCAAGAGTAACTGGCTTTCCTTCCTTGTCCTTGGCCCGATATTTCACCTTCGGGGCAAGCTGTCCGGTAGGTTGACCTTCGTCATCCAGAACCTCAACGAGTTGAGTAGTCCGGCCGAGAATAGCAACAATTTGCTTGGGAGAAAACGCATTGTTTGCAGCGGCCGCGTCCGTTAGAGAACGCTCGATAGTTGATTCGGTGTAGCGTTGTTGCCAAGTAGTTTTCTCGGCAGTCAACGATTCAATAGCTTTCTGATGAGCTTCCTTCTGCTTCTTAGCAGCCCGTTTGGCCTGCTCATCCTTCGTTCGCATCTCGTTCGTAATCGAATCCAGACGGTTGTCCAGCTCCGAACGTTCAGTCGCAGTGAGCTGAGCCTTGGAACGCAAAGCGTTCGCTTCGTCCACAGCCTTCTGAACCGTGCGCTGATGCTTCTTTTTCTCAGCAGCCATGATCCGATTGACCTCGGCTTGCTGCTCAGGAGAAAACGCCTTTGGATCAGTGTTACCGTTTGTCGCAGAAGGAGGAGTGCCAGTAGCGATGCCACCATCACCCTCACCTCCAGCATCACCTTCGACGGCCCCGGCGTCACCTTCACCTTCAAAGACCGGATACCGAACCCGGTTCATCATATAGAGTATACTGTTATAGTCACCGAATCGCATTTCAAATCTCCACCCGACATCTCGTCGGTATTGTTGCACCATAGATGGTGCGGGTTATTTAATCTTCTTCTTTAGTTTCATCTTGAGATACTGTGGCTCCATTCAGACATTGAGTGAGTCGAAACAGCCTTGAGCCATCGCCTTTCTCCTCTTCTTGCTCAATGGTAGCATGTAGTATCTTGGTTCGATTTGAGTGGGCATCGGCTTTTCGTGAGACCCTCTGAGCAGATGCTAAGAATCGGGCCTTCAGAAGTTCGTGACTTTGATCCAGGGGTGACTGGTCCATTAGGTCTCCTTCTTCTTGAGAAGCTCTTCAACCTTCTCTAGAATTTTCTGATTGCCCTCAAGTGCCGTCCCTACTTTGTTATTCGTCTCTAATGCGATCTGCATGATGTCCTTTTGCTCGCGCAAAAGAGCTTCAACTTGCTCACGTCGCTCGGTTTGTTCTTGTTCTAGGCGATCCCGGACCTCGCCAATATCTTGCTGCTGCTTGGCAGCCTCAGCGATGTTGACAAGCATCTCGCTCCAGACACGAGGGACCATCCAGTTAAAGACACCCTCAGTTTTCTGATCATGCGCGTCTTTCAGCCAGACCAACATCGCGTGCTCCTCGGATGACAGCCCACTCTTTGAACGCGAATGCCAAAGGACACTAATGGCACCAACCAGCCCAAGGATAATAGCACCAGCAGACCATGCAAAGTAATTGAAGACATCTGCCGAGACGTCATTCGTTACTGTAGGTGCCGGTTCTATTGGCTGACCATAGGCAAGCGCAGGCATGGTGGCCAAAAAAAGAATAAGGATGATGCGCATCAACTAGTTCGATGTAGTTCAATGTTAAGAGGATCGGAGAGATACGGATGCAGATATGTCCAAGCTGTAAAACTAGGAACGCCCGCTAGTAAATGAGCAGGTTTGACCGTTCGATCAAATGAAGATCGGACACCACCGTATCCTTGGGAAGTCATAAAAACATTTTCGAACTCTAACTGAGGATCAACACCATCCAAGAGAGCGAGAGCAATCTCTGAACTAGCATTCTTGATATCTTGTGGGATGGTGACATCTGTTCCACGCGGGAACTGATTGACTTGTGCTTCGTCAGCTTTGCACCCAGAGTAGTTTAATCGGTCAATAATATTTGTTGCATGCCCTAGAGCCTTGGTCCGGATGTTTACATCCGTCTCATTGTCCCAGGGTTCTGTATTGAGCCGTGAGTCAAAATAAGTCTGAGCTTCAGCAATAGTTGCGTAGTTAGGCATTACTGGCCCTCCCCACGTGTCCGGTCAGTTTCGGACATCTCGGTTGTGGTATCGTTTGCTTCATCACGCTCGACAACACCGCTGTCGGTATCAGCATCCATATCGGGTGCGCCACGTGCCTGGGCACGCTTCATGTCGGCTTCCTTCATCTGCGCCGTGACGATGCGAGCAGCACGCTTTGCATGATCTTTAGCAGCACGCTCGGCTTCACCCTTCGGATAGCCACGCAATTCACTTGCAAGCTTATCACCAACAAAGCCAGCCTCATGGTCCGAGCGAATAATGATTGGATCAGTAACAATGACAACAGCACTGTCGATTTCCGCGTGCATCTGTTGTAGTTCGTCAAGCGAAACCTTATGCCCCTGCATGATCGTGATAATGTCTTTAGTCGTCTGCTTCTGGAAGGTCTTACTTGGAACGGTCGGAAGAATCTCTCGAAGTTCTCCTGCCTCCTGACGGCGATCCTCATCAGTCCGCATGTCATAGTTATCGGGATACTTGACAGTGACCTCACCACCCTTGGCATTCTCATACCAACCCCAGATGCGGCCAACATTACGCTCACCGAACTCACACTCAAGCCCGATGTTCGCCAAGCCACCTTCAATACCTCCACCTTCAAGACCAGGTTTTGCGACAGACTTGGCATTGGTAAGGTTCAGGTTGACCAGTTCACGGATGTCCTGCTTCATCTTCTCTTGGAGCTTCATGCTCGCAATAAGAGGCTCACTGCTCGGGTGAATGAAGCCAGGACGATCAGTGCCCATTGCATAGCGGCGGCCTTGGCTGACACCGGTCTTCTGCTGGCGGGCATTAGCCGTAGTCGCCTCTTTCGATGTTCCATCACCGTTAATGACATTGGCTTGGCGCAGGTTTGGAAGCTCCATACCCGGACTGAACTGCTCAGTGTAGAAGGGGAAGTTACTCTTCAAGGCGTAGTTCACATCACTGCTCGCTAGGTTCAGCAAGCTAATCTGGTAGTCGGCGATGTCCGTCATCATTGACGTATCAAGTTCCATGAGAACGAAAGGAATCTCCGGAATGTCGAGAATCATTGGCTCTTCGAGCATTGTCAAGGGAGGGTTCGCACTCCGATTAGCAACCGGTCCAGCAGAGCCAAGCCCTGGTCCTCGCTGACTGAGGCCAAACCTACTTAACTCAACCTGCGGGCGACCGTCAACCTCAACCAGCTTGAGTAGACGAAAGTTTTCAACCTCACCATCAATCAGACCAGTAGTCTCATCGGTCGTAAAGTCATGGTCACGTAGAAGAACAACATCCAACATGTTGAACTCGTTAAAGTGCCAAGAGAAGATGTCCTCAGCCTGGTAGTGGTAGAGGTAAGGGGTAAACTTACGCGCTTCTGCCAGGCTAAGTCTGTCTGAAAGAAGCTGCGGCTTATCGACATAGATACCGACACGACCTAGCACCAGTAGCTCAGGCAAGATCACCTGGCCAATGAAGCTATTCATGCTGTTGCCCTTGCCGTCTACCCCATGGTTGAGGCCGGCAACTGCACGGGTATAGGAATCAGGACCATCCTTGCGGATAATGTCAACCATCCGCTTGAAGATAGCGTTCCGAATATCTAGGATCGCAGCCTTCGCGTGAGCTGGCACGTGAGACATTGACGAGCGAGCATTGAAGTCACTCTGCGTCTCACGAGTGCTGAACTTCTTGAGATACTTACTCTTGAAGAAGATACCTCCTTCAAAAGCCAGACGGAACTTTTCCCATTCCAGGCTCATCAGAGTATGCTGTGGGTGGCGGATCTTGTGTAAGCTAATAGTAGCAGGCACTAGTAAACTCCCCCGATATCTTGATTTTGAGCGAACGATGCCGCAAGCTGCAACGCAATCTCGTTGTAGTTTCGTGCGTGGGCAAAGTGATCCTCACCGGTCTTGATATACTTGGCGACTGGGTTACCATCTTTGTCTTTCTCGGTAATACGCACAAGTGCCTTCAGTTGTTCTTTATACTCGATGGGGACATCAAGAGGGAGCCGCATCTTCTGGTTGCGAATACGGCCGAGCGAGAGATCCAGCCAGCTCGTCCGGTCGACGGTTAGCGTGTGTTGCTCCTGCGAGTGCATAGTAATGGACTTACCATTTACGCCACGACCATAGAAGCAGAGTCGAACATGCCCAAAGTGACGTTGAGCAAACTCAAGGGCCTTACGGCGCTCAGGGTTCGCGTCAATGACACAGTAGTTGACCTTGAACTGCTTCATCAGAGCGTCAAGCTGCTCGAAGTGCTCGACCTTACCGGCTTTAAGAAGCTTGCCCTCGGCTGACAGTGACACGTCGGTGCCCCAGGAGCTAAGACCGTATTGTGTGATCTCATAGTGCAACCACTTACCAACGTCAATGCCCATTGTGACAAGGGCATGAGGAGGGGCGCTCTTCGTCATAGCGTATTGGCTAAGGCAATTCTGGATGTCCGCATCAGAGATACGTGCACCTTCTGGTTCGTGAGGCATCCCCATCTTCGAGTTCCAGAACTCTTGCTCGTCAGCTGGACTCTCCTGACCTTTCAAGAAGGAGGCGGCGATCTGGTAGGGCTTCACAGTCGATGAGTACATCTGGTTCACGTGGAAGCCACGCATGAGGCGGTCAGTGTATTCTGAAACCCA